GCCAGGAGCTCCAGGCTCACCTCTAGCCCCCGTTGTTCCTGGAAGGCCAGGAGCACCCGGTGGAGGACGCACCGCTCCGCAAATAGTTGATCAGTATGGAAAAGCAATCTCATCTTCGGACAAAATAAAGGCTGCTGAGAAGTCTACCAAATCAATTCTCAAAAGTGCTTTGAGAGGTGGTGGAAAAGTAGTAGGGGCATTGATGTCCGGACCTGTTATGACTTTTTTAACGCTTGGTTTTCTCGCGTATGATGCTTACGTTTTGTTGAAGGAGTGGGGAGTCAAAGACGAGGACGCAATAGCTGCTATTAATGGAGTGTATCCGGAGGGAATTTTGGATCTTCAGCCACTGTCTGGTCAGCCTATATCTGGTGTGATAACAATGAAAGAGATAACACAGGATACTAAAACAAAAGCTGAAAATATGCGGAAGATGGCTGAAAAAATCCAAAAAGGTGGGAACAAACCCCCAGGATTCAAGGTGGTCCCAGGAGAAAGCTTAGCTGATACTTCAGCACGACTTGCGGAGTACTATACAAGCTATTCTGATGAGATGAACGTTTCTGGGGAGGCTCAGGAGAGCGCTCAAGCAGTACGTCTTTTAGAGGCTTATGAGATTAATAAGAAAAAAGTAGCAGAACAGTTAAAGTTAGAAGAAGGTAAAGATGTTCCGTTGTTTGTAATGGAACAGTTTACAGCTACATGGTCCAAACTAAAAAAACATGAGCGTCGTAATGCTGTAGAATTAAGGTATCCTATAGTAGTAACAACCAACTTCGTCTATTACATGGGTAGAGATGGTAGTATCAAAAAAATGAAAGTTAAAGAGTACATCGATACTATGGGAGATATGGAGGACTTTGACGAAGAGACTAGAGCAAGTTTTGAGGAGGTTAGACAAAGACTTCAAAAGATGACTTTCGAAGGTGAGTCCGGTAACGCTGGATACAATGCAATATTTATAGATAAAGAGAAAAGACTGGAAGGTTTGAAAACTCCTGGTGGTAAGAAGATAACTGAAATGACGATGGCAGAGATTAAGGACTTTCAGACTGAGATGTTTAAAAGATCAGGTCATACCCCTATTGGAGGATACCAGTTTGTAAAGAATACTTTGTTTGGTGGAAAGGATGCGGAAGGTAAGTTTAGACCAGGTATAGTAAAATCTACTGAGATGAATCAGTTGTTCAATCCTGAGTTTCAGGATGAGTTATTCAAACGAATGGTAAATGAAAAGCTCGAAGCGTTTTTAAATTCTGATATGTCGGAGAGCAAGCGAGAGGAATTCAAAAAATGGATGAAAAATACTTGGGAAATATTCCAAGGTAAAACTCCACACGCTGAGAAATTTGCAAAGCAACTAGATGCTCTTCTGGAAAGTCCTAGCCTTATGCAAGCTCATGGAAGTAAAAATAGTGATGGAAGCATTAGAACAAAAGCAGAGCGAGATGCTGCAATAAACCTTGAGACGAAAAAGTTTCAAAAGCTAATCGATGAATTTTCTTCCCCACTAGGTAGCTACGAACCCGTAACGATTAATGGTAAAGGTGTTGTTAGTATAGCGGAGGATGCCATAGACGAGGGTACAAATAAACTTAAAAAGCTAAAGGATTTTCTATTAAACCAGAAAAAAGCAACAGATCCTAAAGCATTGATGTCTGATCTAATTAATACTCTTGGTGTATTATCAGATGTCAATGCAGCTACTAGAGCAGATTCAAAATCTAATGCCCCTGTAAACAACTACAACATTATTAATAATAATTCATCAAGTTCAAGCTCTAGTGGTGGATCTAAGGACGTGTATCCTGTATACTCAAGGAACAAATACGAGCACAGGACCCTATCAGGGTTAGCATGAAAAAAGGGGCCTAGGCCCCTTTCTTTTTAGTCATTAATTAGTGACTTAAACGCTTCGAGATCTTCATCTTCATCCCATGGGGCATCTGCCTTGGGTTTAGAAGCTGGTTTAGCACTCTTAGCAGGTTTAGCCATCTGCTCAAACTCTTCCTCACTATCTTCTTCAATAGTACGCTGAGAAACGTTCTGTACGGGTTTAGAAGCACCACCATCAAGAGCTAGAACACGATAAAGCTTTTGCTTCAACTCATCATAGGATTTGAAGTGCTTATCAGCCAAGAACTCTTGTAGAGAGTGTTCCTGCTTCCAGATCGACTCGAGTTCAGAGTCATCCTCTAGAAGAGGACCAGCAGTATCAAACTCAGACTTGTCGTAGTTGCGATAACCTTCAACATTACGAATCTTCAGCTTGAAGTTAGCACCAGTCCAAAGATCAAATGGGTTGATTGGATCTTCATCCTCAAACTCAGGATTCATAGCAGCATTCAGCTTATCAAAGATCTTCTTGCCATACTTGAACAGGAATACCTTACCTTCGTTTTCTGGATGTGCCTTATCGCTGACAATGTAGATGTTGGAGATAAAGTTTAGTTTACGCTTTTGATTGCGTACTTGTGTTTTGTTTGCTTCGATACCAGTAGCCCAAAGCTGGCTATTGTACTCGGATACTGGATCAGCTTTGCCAATTGTAGTAAGAGAGTTCTCAATATACCATTGACCGTTAGGTCCTTTGAAACCGTGATTGAATACACGAACAAACGGAACGTCCTCACCATCCGGAGCTGGCAAGAAACGAATAACAGCATATCCGTTACCAGACTTATCTACTTCTGGCTGCCAAAAGCGATTATCGGCTTCGCGAGCACTTGCACCCTCAGGGTTGGCTAGCTTGGATACTTGTTGGGTGATTTTGTCGAACGACGACTTGGAAGACTTCTTGAGACTTGAGAAATTTGACATCGTATTTTCCTTGTATAAATGTGTTAATGTGTATTAGCTTATCCACCGACTAATGATGTAATTGTACATTGCTTTTCGTGTTCAGTCAACATACTCCTGTATTTATCTTCCTCATACTGAACAAATGGGGAAAATTTCAATAATTTAATGTATTCACTCCTCCACACAGGATCTTTCAGCATCTCATTCCAATACATGAACATCAGACCTTTCCAAAGGCCGTTCATTATGATTAGAGTTTCAATGCAAATCTCTTTTGACAAATACTTTCTGAACAGCCTTGGATGTTGACCCTCAACAACACGCATCTCGTCTTTCATCGATCCGATCTTTTCTAGATCGTTTTTGAACACGTATGACAGCGATTGCTTGCGTTTCAACCATTCTCTATACTGCTTCTCTGCTGCCTGCTCGTTAACAAGGTCACCCACCCAAAGATCCCCGTATGCAAGGTTTGCAACGAGGAATCCTTCAATGTCTTTGTGCTTTGCTAACTTTGCAAAAAAGTACTTGTCATTTCTCTTTTCAAATGCTTTGTGTGTTGTGCGGACTTTACCTTGGTACTTAAAATAATCGTACGACTCTGAGTTGAAGTGTCTTTTCAGAGCACAGTACATTTTATAAGCATCATAATCACTCATATGGGCAGTTTGTGTGTTTTTGGCAAATAGTTAAGTTGTTCAGCCTCGTCCTGGATCAATGCTTTCAGCTTTGCATTGTTCTTAATTAACGAGGCTGCAGTTTCAATATCAACACCGTTCTTTTCACAGAAGTATACTACTGCATCAATATACTCCATTTTTTTATGCTTGACAAGATCTTCAATCTCTTTAGAAAACTCTACTATACTTACGAAATTAAGATCTTGAATCATGCCTACTCCTGGAGTAAAATATATGCTGGCCTATGCGAACTTTTTTGTTTAGTTTCCAGCCTGGACGGATGTATGCAGCATGAAAGAACAAAGCTCCCTTGCTGGGGTCATAAAGTCTGTTGTCTGGATGAGCAGTTGCAATCTCACGAGCCATTTTCTTTATGCGCTCAAACTGAACTAAATTTTTAATTTGTGGGTTCCTGCCAAATATACAGACCCATGAAAACTGACATACTGGGCCAACACGCTGGTATACTACCTCACAAATTGATTTTGGAAACTGTGGATCTTGAACACGATTCATCGTAACGAATCCTACTGCTCTAATGCCAGCATCTGGTTCATTCCTTGCTTCGAAGTACATATTCTTGGCTAAACACTCTATTTGCTTTTCAGGTACGGAAACCAGCTGCTCTTGAGCATCAAGTTGGTATTCGACCACCTCATCAAGCTGATTGCTTGCAAATACAAGTGAACATAGACCAAGAAGTGTAATTAACACTATCTTTTTCATGTTAACTTCCTCTTTGTAATT